CAAACCACTTACAAACGATCATCCAGCAAAAGGCGTATCTGCTGATACATACAAAGGCCTTACTGTTGGATCTATTGGTGAAGAGATTTACCAAGATGGCACATATATCTATGCGCCAGTAATGATCGCTGATGCGAAAGCTATTGCTGATGTGGAAGGTGGAAAGGTAGCACTATCTTGTGGATATACCTGTGATCTTGAATTCAAGAAGGGTGTGTTCCTTGGTGTCGAATACGATGCTATTCAAAAAAATATTAGATACAACCATGTCGCCATTGTGGATAGCGCAAGAGCTGGTGATGCTGCCAAACTGCGTACTGATTCCATTGATGGTGTTTGTATTTCTGTAACGAAATCTAAGGAGATCAAAATGGCAAAATTAACGCTGGACTCCGCAGAGTTCGAGGTTCCGGAGGCAGTTGCTTCCCATATCCTCGTACTCCAAGGCAAGTCTGACAAAGCAGAGCAAGACAACAAGGTACTCAAGGAAGATCATTCCAAGATCCTAGCTGATCGCGACAATCTTCAGTCCAAATTGGATTCCGTATCCAAGGAACTTGAGGATGCCAAGGTTAAGCTGGACGCTGCACCCGCTTCTATCGAAGTCGCTGTTGCAAAGCGTGTAGCCTTGATTAAGGTTGCGCAGGATTGTGGTGTCGAGGTGAAGGCCGATGCTTCCGATCTTGACATCCAGAAGGCCGTCATTGTTGCCGCATTCCCCAAAGCTGACTTGGCTGACAAGGATGGTGTCTATATTGCTGGTCGCTACGATGCTGCAATCGAAGTCCTTGCTGATGTGAAGAAAGCTGACTCTTCCAACCAGCAGAATCTCAATGACAAGCCTGCCGAGAAACCTGTGGTGAAGGCCGATGCTGCCGAAGCACACAAGAAGATGGTTGCGGAACTTGAATCCGCATACAAAACTGTTTAAAGGAGAAACACATGACCGCATACGGTAATATTGAAGGCGCACTCGCTGGCGCAAAAGTTTACACAGATGCCGATGTTATCAGCCGAGTGGCTGGCAACACCATCCAATTTGGCGCACCCGTTGTTGCCTATGAGGATGATTCCACCAAGGCATACAACTTCCAATCCGACAAGACCGTGGCTACTTTTGACCGCGATTTTGAGGCTGGAAACACCATTTCCACGACTGTGAATGGACTCAGTGCTGCCACTGTTCCTTTCTCCAGTTCCCATGCTGACACCAAGGCCGCGCTGGTTTCTGCCATTGATGCGTTGGCTGGCATCACCGCAGCAAACTCCGCTGGTCGCGCAATCACGGTCATCTCCAAGGGTGCTCCTGTTGTCCTGACTACCACTGTTATCGGTGGAACCAATCAGGCAGTTGCTACTCAGGTGACAAGCTGTTCCGCAACCCCAATTGGCGTTGCTGTTCGTTCCATGAAGGTCTCCGGACAATGGGATTCGCAGGACATCATGCCAATCATGCGCGAAGGCGAAATCTGGGTTCTCACCGCTGATGCAGTTGTGGCAAACAAGGCCGCCTACATCACCTCTGCTGGAACTTGGACCGATGAAGTCGGTAGCAACACTGCCACCAACTATGTGTTCCGTACATCCACCTCTGGCGCGGCTCTTGCCCGTCTCGAAGTAATCAAATAAGGAGTTGAGAAATGGCTGACATTACTCACTTAGACGCAAAAGAAACCGTGTTTTTCGAGCGCGAACTCGAATACATCAAGAGCCAGACCTATGACGTAAAGCACAAGAACCTTGTTGCTA